GAAGCTGTTAAGAAAGGATTCCGTTATGCTTATGCTATTATGGATAGACCTACATTCTTCCAAATGGTAAAATCTACAACCGTAGTGAAATTTACAGCTTCCTTTGCTCAAAACGCACTTAACGTAGCACAAGAGCCTACTTTGGCACAGCTTAATGAGACACTAAGAGCGCACGGACTTCCTGAAGTAATAATTTGGGAAAGCTATGTAAGTGAAGAAGCTAAGTCAGGTGTTAAAACCACTACCAGTGGTTGGGAATTGGGTAACATTCATTTTACTGACAATACTCAAGTAGGTGAAACTTATTACACCATAACACCTACATTTAGCCGTAAAGACGAAACTACTACTAAGGTAGTTTCCGATAGCTTTATTTTGGTGAGTACTTGGGCGGAACAAGACCCTGAAATGCTTTCAACAAAGGCAACAGCTTTTGCTACTCCAGTACTTAACAATGTAAGTCGCAAGCTCATTTTGAAAACCAAATTAAGCTAATGATGACCGCACAAGCGTACATAGATGAGAAACTGAAACTATGGAACGTGGAATACCCCACCACCCTACTCATTGCCGAAATGCAACGAGTAGGATTGGGGATTTCTGATGAGTTCAACGAGGTGAACGAACGAAAGACAAAATTGTTTTTCTACAACCTTATTCCTGAACTCTTATTGCGACCAGTGTCCTTTTCTGAAGGTGGTTTATCTTTCTCTTACGACAAATCAGCTATTACCGCTTTTTACAATCTCCTTTGTAAGCAGCTCGGTAGAGATAATTTGTTAGAAGTCAAAGCCACCGTTAGAGATATTACCAACTTATTCTAAAATACTGCAAGGAAATGAAAATATACCCATACTTATTGAAGGTGAAAGTATCACAAAACCCTACTATTGATGAAAATGGTATACCTACATATCCAAGCGCCCCTATCGAGTGGCAAGATATAGGCGTATGTCGTGATGAGATAGCAGGAGCAGGGCAAAAGATAAGCAAAGTAGATGGTCAAATATTTGAATGTACCGCTACTATCTATGCTCCTAAAGATACACCAAAAATAGAAGCGGGTACTACCTTGCAAGTAGTAGATATAGAGGGGAATATTCGCCTCGAAAAGCAAGTAATACGATTTTCAAGAGATTACTTTCATTGCCGTATATTCGTATGATAACACCACAATTCAATTCCAACGATATAGAACGTATATTGCGTGAGAAAATAGAAAAGTATCACCAAAAAGTAATACGCATATTGAAGTATGTAGGAGAAATGTGTATCAACGAAGCACGGACAAATGGTAGCTATCAAGACCAAACGGGCAACCTCCGTTCATCAATAGGTTATGTAGTACTACAAGACGGCAAAGCCATTGAAAAAGGAGGTTTTAAACTCACTAAGTCAGGAGGTAATGGACAGAAAGAGGGCGAAACGTTCATCAATAAGGTAATATCTCAATACCCAAAAGGTTTTGTACTGGTAGTAGTAGCAGGAATGAAGTACGCTGCTTATGTAGAAGCACGCAATTACAATGTACTTTCATCAGCTGAATTATTAGCCGAAAAAGAAGTACCAAAACTCCTAAAAGCATTATCGCAATGAAAAAAACAGCCTCACAAATAGAAACCGACCTATATAAGTACTTTAAGGATAAGATAAATACACTTATCAATGGGCAAACATACCGTAGTGGTGTACGCCCCTTGAACTCACAAAAAGAGGATTGTGTAATATCATTCCTTACTGGGTTAGACGGTCAATATCAAACGGGGGTGATTAACATCAATATCTTTGTCCCTACGGTCAAAAATAACGATAATCAGTATAGGAAAAACTTTGTACGTTGTGAAGCTATTGAGCAGGCTATAATGCCAATCATAGAGGAAGCTAAAACAGCCCTTCGCAATTACAAGTTACAACTTCATCAGATGATACAAACCTTTGAGGATACAGATATTAAGCAGTTTTTCATCAACGCAAAAGTAAAATTCAGATATAACACATTTAATAATTAAAGATTATGGCATACGTAGATAACAACGCCACCGCTTGGGGCGAAATAGAATTTAAGTTTGGTGCGCCAGGAGCAGGAGGTGCTATGGGTACTGTACTCAAAACATTGGGTATCGTCAAAGAAGATAGTTTTTCTTTTGAAACAGAAGATGGTAAAGAATTAGAGTGGAAAGCTATTGGCGGTAAAATTATCGACCGAATGAAAGGCGAACCCACTCTGAAAGTAAAATGCACCGTTAAAAACCTTAACAAGGCATTGCTTTCTGAAATTTGGGACATTGAAGAGTCAGGAGACAAACTCATCATCAAGTCTTTTGTCTCTACTAAGAAATTCTCTTTTTCTATTGTTCCAAAAGTGTCAGGAGCAGAAAAGATTGATATGTTCTACTGCTCTGTAAGTGGTAAACTCACCCACTCAGAAGATAGTGGCTACAATGTAGAAGTAGAAATCACTATCCTTAATGGTGGTAAAGGATTTTTATCAATCGAAAAAGTAGCGTAATCTATGGAAGAACAAGTAGCACAAACCCTACTTGAAGAACCTACAACGGTAACCATTGGGGGCGAAGCGTATAAAGTCGCTCCGCCCTCTATTTTTACACTTGTAAGAGCTTCAAAGTACATCAGCAAAATACCCACCGACACTATTAGCGAGGGTAATGTATTCGGATCAATCGTACACAATGCCGAAGACTATGAAAATATAGCTTGGGCTATATCAGTAATCGTATTAGGCGATGATTTTAACGAACTATCCCCATATCCTAAATGGCAGTTTTGGAAAAGAAAAAAGAACGTAACCAAAGGCGAAAACCTCGTTAAAAAGCTAATGAAAGCCCCCATTAATGAAGTATCAACAGCTTTCTTTAAAGTGTTAGGGCAAATGGATATACGCGCTTTTTTCGTCATTACCACTTCCCTCAAAGGAATGATGATAACCAAACCGACGAAGGAGGTGGTGAACGAAACGACAGTATCTGGGGACTTGTAGGCTCATTCGCTAAACAGTACAGACTACCTTTTGACTATGTACTGAAAAAAATGAGTTATGCCAATGTAATGCTTTATAGTGCCGTTATCCCCTCTTATGATTATGATAAGGGTAAAGACACAAAAAAAGCACCTCAGAAATCAGAAAAACGTACCAATTATGGGGATTTTCTCAAAGGAATAAAACAATTCACCCAATAATGCGAGATTTACCCACAATCTCGCATTATTACTTTAAAAACTAAATCTTATGCAACCACAAGACGGAGCTCTATTATTCCAAGTAAGAGCCGACCAATCACAGATACAAAAAGATGTCGAGGCTATCAAAAAGCAATTCGAGCAAATGACAAATAAAGCCGTTGAAGAGGGCAAAAAGCAGGCTAATGTATGGCAAACCCTACTCAAAGGTGCAACCGCCTATTTCACACTACAAGGGGCGCAATCATTCATTAGTCAAATGGTAGCCGTACGATCACAATTTCAGCAACTCGAAATATCTTTTGGCACTATGCTCAAAAGTAAGGAAAAGGCTAACGAATTAATGGCACAACTCACCGACCTTGCAGCTAAAACCCCTTTCGGATTGGAAGAAGTATCTGAGGGAGCAAAAAAGCTATTAGCCTTTCAAGTACCCGCTGAAGAAGTAACCGAAACCCTCCGTCGTATGGGCGATGTAGCTTCAGGATTAGGTGTACCTATGGGGCAACTCATTCACGTATATGGGCAAGTAAAAGCACAAGGAAAGTTAATGACCAATGACCTATACCAGTTTATGAATGCAGGTATTCCTATTATTGCTGAATTGAGTAAGGTTGTAGGTAAGAGCGAAACCGAAATCAAAGATATGGTTAGCGCGGGCAAAATAGGATTTACCGAAATACAAGCCGTTATTAAGAATATGACTAATGAAGGCGGTCTATTCTATAATCTAATGGCAGAGCAAAGCAAATCATTAGGCGGGCAAATATCCAATTTGCGTGATAATTTTGACCAAATGCTTAATGAGATAGGGAAATCAAGCGAGGGGCTTGTATCTGGAGCGATAAAAGGCGTTTCTTTCTTGGTAGAAAACTATGAGACTATCGGAAAACTCATTGCGGGGCTTATCGTTTCTTACGGAACATATCGAGCAGCACTCATCGCTACAGCTGCCGTGCAACAAGTAGTAGCCGCACGCACAGCAGGAATGACTGTTGCCGAAATGGCTCATTATACGTGGTTGGTGCTTGTTGAAAAAGCACAAAAACTCCTTAATCTTACAATGCTTGCTAATCCTTATGCCCTTGCAGCGGCTGCATTGGTAGGGTTGGCTGTTGCATTATGGTCACTCAAAGATAGTACCGACGCTAATGCCGAAGCAACTGAAAGACACAATCAATTACGCAAGGAACAAGCCAACCTTATCGATGACGAAAAAAATAGAATTAGTGGACTAATATCTACTATTCAAGACGAAACTAAATCTTGGAATGAAAGAAATAAAGCATTTTTAGCACTTAGAAATAGTACAGATGGAGTTCTGAACAAATATAGCACGCTAAATCAGATGTTACGTGAGATGTCTCAGGTTCTAAAAGATATTAATGGTCGTTATGAGACTATGAATGAAAAAATGTCTCGTGATGCCGTTAAGAAAACTAACGACTTAATTAAATCAAAAGAGGAACAAATTAAGAAGTTAGAAGAAGAGATAAAGCGAACTGCCAGCAGCGATCGCCGTACCGCTCTTAGAATGGATATAGCAAACATTAGAAAGGGTATTGAACAAGATGAACTTCTAAAGCAAAAACAAAAAAGGGAAGTCGTTAAAAATGATGTTAGCAACTATGAAAGCGCACTTTCAGGCAAAAGCCTTGAACAAATACAAGCAGAAAAAAAATTAATCATAGAAGCCTATAATCTAAGAAAAAAACAAGCAAAAGACTCTATCGCTAATCACTCTATTGCAAAAATAGACAGCAACAACCCTTATTTAAAATACGACTGGAATGAACTCGGAATGTTCAATGAAGCTACTGAACGACAAATCAAACTCAAACAGCAGGAGAATAAACAAATCTATGACAAAAACAAACTACTTGCCGAGAGTGCTAAATACGAAAAAGAAATAAAAGCACTTCAAAGTAAAAATGTTAAAGATGACAAAGATTTTGCCGATATAGAGCAAAAAGTAAAAGCCAAAGAAGAGGTAGACAAAATCCTTGAGAGCAAATTCGGATATAAAAAATCAGGCGCAAAAACCGCAAAAACTGTCAAAACTTCCCTCCCAGAGTTCGACACCGAAAAAGCCCAAAGAGACCACAACCGACAAATTCAAGATGATCTTTTTGCACGTGAAGAAGCCCGCATTAAGATAATGCAAGACGGAGCAGACAAACGCTTTGCTATCATTCAATTGGAATACGACAAGCAAGAAGAGGAAATTAGAAGGCGTTCAGAAGACCAGTTAGCCGCATTCATCGAAACGCAAAAAGCAGAAGCCGAAGCAGCGGGCAAATGGAAAAAAGGACAAGCCTTTGACACCAATACCGAAGCCATCAATGCTGAAAAAACCCGCCTTGCTGAAAATGAAAAAGTGCTTTTAGCTGATAATGCTGAGTACCAACGTATGCAGCAGGAACAAGTGTATAAGGACTTGTTAGAAAAGTATCAAACATACACCGACCAGCGCAAAGCTATTGAGGAGAAATACAATGCCGATATAGCTGCCCTACAAGCTAAATTAGGTGCAGATGCGCCACAAGTCAAAAAAGCACAAGACGAAAAGGCGAGAGAACTCAAAAAGTTAGATATACTCTACAAAAAAGAGGGTACAGCTATTGCTAAATTGTTCGACAACCTACGCAAAAAGACAGTCAAGGAAATACGCCAAACCATAGCAGAGGCAGAAGCTGAAATTGACGAGTTAGCAAAGGTGCTCAATATGGACGATAACGCCAATGTAGAGTTTATAACCAATCTCAAACAGCAACTCGAACAAGCAAGAGACACCGCCGATAAGAGCGATACTGTATTCGGCAAACTTGGTACAAATATCAAAAATCTATTCAAAGCCAAGCCCAACACTGCCGAATGGCAAGAAGCATTCAATGGTATGTTGTCGTCAGCGCAATCAATTACTGGGCAATTCTCTCAATTAGGGGACGAATTTGAGCGATTGGGACAAAGTACGGGAAATGATTCACTAAGAGAATTTGGTAAAGGGATAAAAGAAATGGGAGAAATAGTCAATAAGGCTATGTCTTTTGCCCAAATAGGAAGTTCAGCTGGACCTATAGGGGGGGCAATTGGAGGTATTATAGGAGCGGTATATGGTTTTGTTCAGAAAATAGAGAGCGATAAAGAAAGAGCCCGTCAAAAAGAGAGAATGTGGAAACAAGAACAATATCAGAACGAAAAGAGAATAAATGAACTTTACGATGAACGTATATTGAAAGGCGAAAAACATTCTAATTCTTTGACTACAAACCAAATTGGGAAACAACTTGATATTATTAAAAACTATAATGACAAAGTAAAAAAACTTCGTAACGATCTTATAGATGTACAAAATACCCAAGTATTTGACCACTATGAATATAAATGGGGATGGTACGATGGACCTTGGGGTATTAAAGTTTGGGGAAGATATAAAGATGAAGTCACTAAAGCTTTTAAGGATAAAGTAAAGCCTTTCGTTGATGAGTTAGGTAATATTGATTATGATTTTTTAGAAAACATTAGCAAAGAGGATTCTAATAGAATGTCATACGGTCGTGATAATATAGACTACACAAGTGAACAGATACAAAAGGCAAAAGATTTGTATGCTCAATTAAAAGAATACAAAAAAACAATATCTGAATACACAAGTCAAACATTTGGAGATTTAGGGGGTGGTTTTGTTGAAAGCATTATATCTGCTGTAGAGAAAGGCAACAATGCATTTGAAACCTTTGGTCAAACTGTTGCTCGCGTAATGAAAAACATAATCAAACAAACATTAGTTACTGAGCGAATAAAAGAAATATTTTCTAAGTTTCAAAATGAAATGGATAATATATATGCATCATCAATAGGATTTAGCAACGAACAAGTATATGAGAAGGTAAAAAACAAAACGCTTGAATTTGTTAATAACATTCTGAAACCTGAAATTCAAAAAGGTGAACAAAAAGCAAAGGCAATGTTTGATGCTTTAGAACAATCAGGAATTAAAATGTTTGATGATAAAAATGGCAGAAACGCAGTAGAAAAAGGTTTTGCACGAATGAGTCAGGATAGTGCCGATGAATTGAATGGACAATTTAGGTTACAAACCCAGTTAAGTGCCGAAATAAAGAATGCTGCCTTACAGACTGCTAACTTCATTAGGGAAATGCACCAATCTATGCAAGTATCATCAGCAAAGCAATTACAACACCTTGCAGGTATTGAAACAAACACCTACAAACTGCACAAGATAGAAACGGATATTGCTAATATGAAGGCTGGTATTAATGAACTTACTACCAAAGGTATAAAGATACGCACCTAAAATTTTAACACTAAAATTTATATACTATCTTAAAAATACAATATCTTTGCGCCTCAATAACCAAATTAATAGATTGTAAAATGAAAAAATTACTATTTTTACTCATCACATTATGTACAAGCCTTTCAATGGCTCAAAGTTTCATCATAACAAAAGACGGATTTGTAAATGAAGATACAAATCAAGATTTTGTAGTGATTGAAAACAATGGTAAATCACAAAAAGGAATGTTTGAAGCTGTAAAAAGTGGAATAAACAAAGTGTTACTTAATCCTGAAATAGAAAAAATTGAAGAAACAGAATACTCTACTATTTCAGTTGTAGCTGCTAATAAAATCAGACATTCAAACTTTTTAAGTTTTAGATATAAAATTGAGTTCAGTTTTAAGGATAATGCAATAAAAATACAAATTACCTACATAGATATAATAGGAAATAAAAAGGTAATGTATTTTGAAAAAGAAGCAGGTAAAGAATATGATAAAAACGTTAGTTTCTTCGTAAAAGAAAATGGAAAAGTAAGAAGTTATGAAAAGGAACTTTTAGAAGACTTTTCAGATGATATAATAAAAGAAACTAAAAGAGCTGTCAAACAAGCGTGGTAATAAAAAAGCCCCAATTAAGGGGCTTTTTCTATATCTGTATTTCTAATTGTTTCAATCTCTCACGCTCCTTTTTAGCTTTATTTACTTGGTAAATAGCCGTTGTATTTTGGTTAGTGTGCGAAGCTAAAAGCATAGCCGTATCGCTATCCAAGTTATCAAGCATATAGTGTTTGAGGGCGTAAAAATCAGCTTCAATACCTAATTTATCTTTTACGTGTCGTTTCCAAAAGCGTGTTACAATCTCGGTATGCCCCATTTTCTTATTAGGAACAAAATCAAGTGCAAAAAGGTAGTCGTTATCATTTTTACACTTGTTGCATATCTCTTTCCAAAATTCTAATGCAGGGGATAATATCACCTTTGTACATCGTTTGTACTGCCCGCCCTTTTCAAGGAGTATTACAAACTCCTGCTTTTCTAAATCTACATCTTTGCGTTGTAATCTAAAAAGTTCGGTATTACGCGCCCCTGAATATAGGAATATCATCATATACCTATAAAAATCAGGGTTGATAAATCGCACGTGGTTTTTTACTTTTATGAGTTCATCAGCAGTAAGTATAGTGCGGACTTCTTTAATCACCTTTTTAGGATATATATCTCTGGTAATATTAGCCTCACAACATTCATATTCTATCAACTCGCGGTATAAGCTGGAGAAGTATATCACGAACCTATTATAATATTTGTCGGATAGTCGCAACCAGTCCAACATTCGCTTCAAATCTACCCTGCGCAAATCCTTTATTTTTACCGTCTGCAAATCGAGGGCTTCACACGCCTTTTCAAGTCTATTGATAGCGCATTGTATTTCGTATAGGTGCTTTTTAGTACCTACTTTTATTTCCAATGCACGCCTAAAAGCCTCAATAAAGTGCAATTCAGGATAAAGTCCCTCTTTGTGAACTTGTACGTACTTTTTTAATATAGGGTTAAAACCATTGTTAAGTTGATGAGGAATGTTTTTAAGAAGAAAAGAAATCATCGCCTTTCGTTCCTCTATAGTATTAGGTCTGTTAGCCTTTTTTCTATAAGGGAAGCCTTTGGGATATTTTTTTTCAAAACGAGGGTCAAAGAAAACGCATTGCACGTACCAATCTTTATCCAAGTCTTTTTTAGTAGCTTTTTGCCAGTTAGCAGGGGATACCCATAGTTCGGAGTAGCTACACCCATCGAGTGTTTTTGTAACCATAATGTAATTATTTTAGATTGACGTTTACCTTGTCGATTTTGAATAATTACAAATGGGATTATCGTACTAAAAATAAAAGGTAACGCTTTGAGTGGAAGTGCGTTACCTTTTAGTGACCTCGACAGGATTCAAACCTGTAACCTTCTGAGCCGTAATCA